GAACCGATGCTCTTGACCGTTCAATTTACTCACAAACGCCTGCATGGTTGCGCGGTCTGCGCCGGTCAGGTTGTTGAATTGCAACGTGACTCGCCACAAAGAACCCTTGCGACCGACAGTTTGCACGGCATTAGTTAACGGCGAGCGATAAACTCTTGTGTTACTGACTAACTCAAATGAGCTAGCTGAAGGCGTTATTGCAGGAAATGTGAAAGTTGTCATACAAAACGCCGCCTGCGCATCAAATCCTGAATCGACAGAATGGTTTGCTGTGATGTTTGTTGCATTGCTGCGCGGATCTTAATGTCAACATCTTGACCAGCGCCAGACGCATTTACGTTATTCACAACAGTAATTCCACCGCCCATTTTGTCATTAGGGACAATCGAACCCGATGAATTAGGGATAAACATTTCAGGCCCACGCTCGCCGACCATATACGGGCTGCCAGCTTGCACAGAGCCGCCAATAGCCCTACCTGGTATTGATTCCGATACTTTAACGCTTGTCCCGCCTAGACCCTTCGCAAACGATAGGAACCCCCCCGTTATTTTATCAACGACAAATAACCGTAGGGCTTGGGTTACTAATTGCGCTGCCATTTGCTTAAACGCATCAGCAACAGACGTGGTTCCCTTAACAATCCCCATCAAGCCGTCAGACATATTCTTAAACGTGGTTTTAGTTATATCGTCTAGCTTTTCTTTCAGCGTTGGCATTTTGGATAAAAAATCAGTAACGCTCTTGCTTATCTGCTGAAAACCGGAAACCGCCGGTGGTGGTAGCTGCGCGATGTCGTTTTTTAGCTCAGCAACGGACTCAGCGGCTTTTCGATTAGAAGCTATAAATTGCTCAATTTCTGCGACCAGCGCCTCCCCAGGCTTTAACGCTTTTAATCGGTCAATCTCAGCGGAGGTGGCTGCAATCCCTTGTGGTAAATTGCCAATTATCTGCTCGGCTGATTCGGTAATCTCATCCATAAACGGATTAAGACGCGCAATCTTGTTGTAAACGTCTATAAACCCCTGCAAAAAAGGTATCAGCCTATTGCCAATACTATCTGCAAACTCCAACACGCCCAGCTTTGCTTGTAAGAAAAAGATTTGAACCGAATGAATAATATCTCGAACAAACCCAAACGCCTTAATTACAGCACTTGCTACTTTCTGGCCCGTATTACCGAAATCAGCAGAATCTAAAGCAGCTTGCCTAAAGCCGTCAGCCACAAACGTGATGATTGGCGCGAAAGCCACAGACAGTTGATTAGTTAAGCCGGTGAATACGGCTTTCAGCCTTGTTATAGCATCGTTTGCCGCTTCCATCTGCGCAGTGTCAGTGCGGCTTAACGTAACCCCTAGATGCTGCGCCTCTTCGGTCATTTTTTGTAACGCTTCAGCACCACCGCCTAGCGTGTTAACTAACGCAACACCCTCCGAATCAAAAAGTTTCATTGCCAGCCTTACTCTGTCTGACTGGTTCTTAACGCCAGACATTGACTCAGCAACGACGCTCATTTGCTGATCGAGCGGCAATCTCACTAGCTCATCAGCATTAATTCCCAACTCTTGCAATGCGCCCTTAGCTTCGCCCGTACCCTGCGCAGCTTCGGCGGCTCTGCGCGTAAATCGCTGCAAAGCCATATCCATGGTGCCAGTAGACACGCCCGTTAACTCGGCTGCGTGACGCAATCCCGACAGCGCTTCAGTTGTAACGCCCAGCTTATCAGCAGTTTTTGCTAACTCATCGCCAGCATCAATAGACGCCTTAATTAACGCCCCGAAACCAGCAGCACCGACAGCACCAATCAAAGCATTTTTCATGCTAAAGACAGCGCCGGTAATTTTCTTCAAGCCTTTGGTTATGCCAGAAAAGCCAGCCTTGGTCTTATCAACCGCCCTGATGTTTATTCTTACATCTTGGTTAGCCATCTCTGTCCCTCAAAATCTTAAAGTATGCCGCCCACTCGTTTACTTCACTGAGCGACATCTGCTCGGCTTCTGCAATCGTCATGTGTAACCGATCAGCCAAGGATATTAAGTTCATCCTCAGCGGATCGGACATCAGTTTTTTTCAGCATCCTCCGGCGACTGTATCTCGGCGAACATTTGCTCTGCAATTTCAGAAATTACCGCAGTCTCTTCACCCATCAAATCAACCCGATCCTCGGCAGCTTTGAATAGCTTTTCGCCATCTTCGCTGGCCGCTTTCATCACAATCAGGTCAACCATTGCCGCAATGGTCGTATTCTCCAAGAACCTTGGATGCTTCTTTTGCAGTTCGTTTATGTCGTAACAGGTAATCGGGAAGCAGTACATAACGAAGGGCTGACCTTCCGAATCAGCCCATGCGTCAACGCTTATCTTGCGTGGGGTTACTGTGCGCCTGTTTCTTAGCTCTTTAGCTAGGCCCATGCTCTAACCCCTATGCTGTTGCTTCTGTTACCGCGCCTGAGACTTGCACTTCAAACGAACCTTCAACCATGCCGTCGAATGCCGCAGTGATCTCGTTGCTCGTTACAATACCGCTGCCGCTGTAGTATTTCTCGCCGGTTCCGGTGCCTGTAGGGTAGACCTCAAAGTCGACGTCCGCCGCAGCATCCATAACCAACTGAACTGCGTCAGCATCATCCCAGTACACTTCGGCAGATAAAGTGCCGGTTGTTAGTGATGCTAGGTAAGTGCGAGAAGTGTCGCCCATTACAGTATCTTCAACCGTATCCGCAGTTTGTGTGAGGGTGTAGGATCGAACCTCACCCATAGCAGCAACAGTGCCGCCGCTTACAGCGAGTTTTACAACGCCGCTTGAACCTTTTGTGGTAGCCATTTAGAAATCCTCTAAGTTGTGCCTCTGGTGAATTGGTATTCAATCCGTACCGTTATAATAACACCTCCGACGGGATGTATAGAACCATCGTCCGTTTCGATACTAATGATCTGTGTATCGACCGCATGGCCGCCTCGTGATCTATCTACGTCCAATTTTTCTTCAATCGCTTCGATGATGTTATTTCTTGCCGTATCAATAGCCGCCGCTTTTACATAGCAGACCAGTTGATAATCAACCGTTCCAAATCGCTGCGTCAGTGATCCCCTGATCGTTGAATCTTCACGATCTTCATTCTGAGTTCTGACCAGGATTGCTGGAAATTGAGCGTTACTCAGCTTGTCAAAGTCGAACGGCTCACGGGTAACGTGCTTAACCGCTACAGGCGTTGTGATTGCCTGTAACGATGTGACCAAGTTGGATGCAATGTTTTCTCTTACGCTCACAGTTGCTTCCTAAAAAATACACCCAATGCTTTTTCTTCTTTTCGATTAAACCCAAAGAACGGGCGCGACTTGTTATTCATCGCCGCCTTTTCTGCCGCTTCTTTGTTGTCAAAGTATATCTCAGCGGTGCGCTTATCTTTGCGTCTGACTTGCATTGAACGCAACATCTGGCCGGTGTTGAATAAATCAACGGGTGACGATGGCTTGCCTTCTTTCGACAGCATTGCCATATATTCTGGCGAATACGCCTTAAACGCTCCCTGATAGCCCCTGCCGTCCGCTGTGCGCTGCTTGATGATTCGCATAGCTTCCACGCCAGTGCGCAGTACAGCCCTTGGTAAGCCCTTCAAAATATCCTTCTGGGCCTTCTTTGAAACCTGCGTCAGATCTCTAGGGGTAGTTGTTACCTGTAGACCAACGCTCTGAGCCATTAGCGCACCAGCCTACCGTATGACACGATTTCTTTCTCGTCATCATCAATGGTGCCACTGTTATCGTCATCGTACTCAATGCCATCTTTGAAAATGTCGCTAATTTCTTCCTCGTAGCGCATTTTGTAGAAATCTAGCATCTCTTTGAATCTGTCGCCGTCCACCCAGTTGGTTAACTGTGGCAGCGCGTACTTCCACAAAACCAAGTAGCTGTTACAGCGGGTGAACTGTGATTCAGTCAAATAGGATGAAACCATCTCGCCGCCGATACCCTTTTTGTGCCACCACTCGTTGCGAATAGTCCTAATCAGGTCGGCTTCTGCTTTGGCGTGCTCAGCAGCAAATGAAGTGATCCCGAAATCCAGAATGTCAGGTATCAATGCCACCAAATCTGAATCTTGCGAAAATGCCATTACCACTTCACCTTGTCAGCCCAGTATGCGGCTGATGCTGTTTTGTCTTTGCGTCCCGCCTCGATTTGTTTTGCAAATCTAGCCTTGAACGCCCTGCGCTTTGCTTTATCAGCTTCGCTTTCGCCTTTACGGGGTGGCTTGTTATCTGCGCCCTGTTGCCCGAAACGAATCAAACGAACCTTGTCGCCTTCTTTCGCTAAGACTGCATGACTTTTATCTGGGTGCTTAGGTGTACGCTTGGGCTTATTGTAACCCTCGAACCGCTCGCCTCGATAAATAATCGCCATATTGTCCCCTTTTGAAACTAACCCCCGCCGTAGCGGGGGCAGTCTCTTGGTGCGCTTTACAGTGCTGCGTCGAACAGCATCTCTACGCCAAAGGTGTCATCCAATTCGCCAACGCCGTAGATGGCAGTTGCGTTAAGCTCAAACGCTCGCAGTGATGCGTCACGCTGTGGCTCGATTTGGAAGTCACGCTTCATGGCAATAGCGAGCGCTTCAGGTGCGAATACAGCGCCTTTAGCGTCATCGCTTCCGTCAACAGTGATGTTTGCAGATTCGTAAACGTCGATGCCAGCGATTGTGCCGACATAAGCGTTAACCATAGCGGTGTTCTGCGCGTCACCACCATTCGGGTTAGCGAATGTATTGGTCAGGTTAGCCTTCAACTGGTACGCCTGGAAAGGATGAACAACCGCATACATGGGGCCAGTCACCTTGTTAGCGCGTAGAGTTGCAGCGGCCTTGAACAAATCAGCGACAGTGATTTCTTGCGCAGCGGCACCCAACGAAGTTGAGAATCCGTCGAACAATGCAATCAGGTCTTTGTCCATCTTTGTGGCGATTGAGTTACCGAGAACAGTACCCAGTTCCTCAGCAGGATTACCTGCGCCCATTGCAGCAACGTCAGTCAATACAACCTGCGCTCCAACTTCACCAACCGCAATGGTTACTGAGCTAGTGCTTACAGTTGTGGAAGACATATCGGTGCCTTCGGTCAAATCAGCAGCAGTAATCGCAGGGTACTTAGGAACCTGGATTGTTTTGCCAGCGTCAGCGCCGATGTCGTAACGAGTAACAAGGCCCATCATCAACGATTCTTCTTCAGCGGTGAATCGAGCCTGGGCGATAATGTTGACGAATAAATCGTCTAGGGTTGTGCTAGTAGTAGCAGCCATGTTTATTCTCCAAAACTAAAAAATGGTTAATTCGGTCACTTAGCCTTCTTCAACGCGGCGTATGCCTCTTTGCCGCCGTTGTTCCAGTTTTCGACCATATCAGCCACCGATACAGGCTTCGGAGTAGAGCCGCCAGCATTACCCTGACTGCCCGCCCCTCCACCGGAGGCGCGAACGAAATGTGGATTAGCTGTTAAGAAATCGACAACGAATTCATCAACAGATAATAAGTCGCCTTTTTCGTTATATCGCGGTGCGCCTGATTCATCGAGTACCTCGACCCCGCCGTCATCGGCTAGTCGAACTCGGTTCTTTAGCAACTGCGATACCTGTTCAGGTGATACAGCGTCATGCTTACTGGCTGCGCTTAACAATGATCCATCGACCAATGTTTCTTGCAGCTTGCGCTTATACGCAGTTATCTCCTGATCCTTCTTTTCGACGGTCTGCTTCAGGATTGACTCGAATTCGCCACGCTCTTTTTGGCGTTCTATATCCGCCTGTTCACGCTCTTGCATGATCTTGCGGGCTTCATCTAGGTCGATTCCTTCGAGTTTCTTTTCCGCTTTCCTGCGTTCTCGCGCTATGCGATCAGCAACAATGCGGTCTAGCTCCTCTTGCGTAAACGTCTTTTGTTCCTGAGTGGTTTCGGTCGCCTCAGTCTCGACACTTTCTTCCATGACTTCTTCGCTCATGTAACGATTATCCTCTAATGAGTAACACGCCGAGTGTAACCCATAGAGTGATGTTTAATCCATTACTTTCTCTTGCCCGCTTTCTTCTTCTTTTTCTTCTTCATTTTCGAGTTGGGGTTGTTGTAATGACCTGGCATTTTTCTTTCTCCCTTTTGGTTTTTGGATCGGCAACAAATCGTTAATCACTGCATGTAATTCTTTGAAATCATCCACCTCGCTATCCGGTGCAGCCGCTTGTAGTGGCTCAATAAGTTGGCGAATAGCCGGTGGGATGGGCCTTCTAGCGCATAGGTTTCTTGCGCGATCTAATTCTTTACTCATCTGTTTCCGGTATCGGCAGCCAATGGTGCCTGCAATTATACCCGCCTCTAACGATAAATGGGTCGCCTGGTGCTTTGCCAGCCCATGAACCTTGCCATATTTCGTTTATTTCATCTTCGGTATACGTCTTGCCAACGTGTTCCCGACAAAATGGCCTGGTGTCCCGTATCGTGTCACCGTAATACTGAAACTTGTCAATGCCAGCTTCGTTTGCAGTGGCTTTGGTTATTGACGCGCTGTATTGGGAAAGGCTGTCGTTTGCCATCTGTGTGGCGTAGCGCCGCATGTTATTACCCAGTCGGTCACGGGCATAAATGCTTTGCAGCTTATCAACCGCATCCTGCTGCCTTTTGCCTGTAGCGTTTTGCGCTATCTCGACCAACTGCCGCGCCTCTTCATCATCCGATTGCTGATATACGCCGTTGATTTGTCCTCGTAACTCAGAAATCAGGTCAGCCTTGCTGCGGCCTGTTAAAGCAGCTTGGTATATACCAGTTGCTAGGGTGTCTAGTTGTTGATCGGCTATTGCTTGAAAGCCCTGGAACGATAACCTTTGCAGCGCCGATATTGCTTCGGGTGCAACTCGCGTAAACCTACCGTACTCGGAAAGCATTGCGAACTGGTCACTAGCAATGCCCACATAGTCATCAATTATCGACTGGGCTTCGGTTAAGAAATCGGCATCCATTAACCGGCGAACTTCCTGCCTAGCTTGGATCGACCATTCTAGGTCGAACATCTTGCCGTCGGTGTCCGGTGCGGTGTTGATGTAAGAAACCAGGTTAGCCTCTAGCGTTTGCAGCACCGCAGCCATTTGGCGTTGATGTCCGTCCGCTAGTCGCTCAACTAAATCGGCGTAATCATCAGCCGCGGACATTATTCAGCCTGTACGGGGAATTGCCCTATAACTCGCGTCTGCGCTTCAATCTCATCATGCGCCGCCGCCAGCTTTTCATCATCTAACACTAAATCGGCAATCTGCTTATCTACTTCGCGCTGCATTGTAGTCGACGGCACACCACTAGCTCTAACCTGTTGCAAAAACAGCAATTCCTTGTCGTAATCGCGCAGATCAAACGCATCGGGGTAGAACACCTCAACGTCAGGGGTAACACCTAGCCAGTTACAAAAGTAAGTCCAAACGTGTTCTTCCGCCAACTCTAACAGGTCAGCCTTTTCGGATAGCTTAGCGTTTAGCATCTGAAATTCAGTCTGCATTGCAACACCTGATTGCGTAATCGCTTCGGTTCCTCGTACTGCGCCCATGTGCGACATCCGATTGATTGCCTGAACCTTGTCTTTAATTGACTCGCGTATCGAATCAATGTTCTGACCGCTGGGTTGTAATAGATAAGGCTTTAAGCCTGCATCGCTATCTTCGGGTAAGTTAATGACCGATCCAGCGCCAGCACTCGCATCTGCATCATAGGTCTTAACCAGTGATGGGTGATTACTGATTCGGATTAGCTGTTCTATTTCGCTTAACTCTTGGTAGATGGCTTTTTGCATCAAAGAAATGTCACTTAAGTCGCTTATGCCCATGCCACGCACAACGCTGCGAGCGGCGGGTAAAAATGCAGCAGGAATCTTGCCTAATACGTTTGGTATTTCTTCAATCTTTGTTTCTGAGTGGCCGTCATCTTTCCAATATTCGATCACATCTTTACGCCACAGTCGGTAATAGCTGATCGTCGTTGTTGCATCTTCGCGGTCTACCGACTCGCGCAGTTTCAAGTAAGTAAGTTCAAATCGTCCGCTAGGGGTGCGCTCATACTTCCAATCAAACACGTTCTCTGGCGTGAACAAAGTCACATAAGGCCGAATGTCTTGGTCTAGTTCTTCGGCTCGCGTTTGTGCGTTGCTTTGCGGCTTATCGACCAGAATCCAAACGTGACCATAAACCGATGACCAGATTTGCGCTTGCTTCATGAACGAATTGAAGTTCATCCCGTCCAAGTCAGCGTCACTTATAAATGACTGCAACGCCGGATTGTTAGCCAGGCTGTTATAGCTTCTGACTGGGGGTACACGCCACAAAAACGATGAGTAAATGTGAACGATGTTTCGACAGTGATTGTCTACAGGTGTAAGTGCGATGCGGCGGTTGTACTCATCCTTGGATTCATTGAGGTAGCCAGTTAAATAAGAACCTGACTGATAATCCTCGCCGCCCATATAAGAACGCAGATATAACTCCCACCGATCTTGGTTCTGGTCATAATCTGGGTGCTGATATTCAAGAAATCGCATTAACTCCACCTCACCGGCTGCGTTACATCGTGTTCCTTTCTTATCGGGAACATATACTCAATCAAATAACCTAGCGCATCGTTCATATGGTCGAAGCCGTCATCCTTATTCGGCTGGCTTGTTCCCTCTTTGTACGTTTGACGCTCTAAACTGTTTATTACGTTTTTGCAGTTAGGGCTAACAAATAATCGCCGCTCTTGTTCGCTCGATAGCAGTCTGCTGTTAACGGCATTGATTCTATCACGAATCGCTGGATGTCTTGTTCTAACTTTAACTTTGAACCCCGCGTTTTGCAGGATGTTTAAGTCAGTTCTGCTACCCGCTGATGTCTTACGCTGCGCTGATGCTGGATCGGGATAAATGGTTATCGACCGACCCTTGTAGCGTTGCTTGATTTCTTCCACCATTTCATCGGTGTTTGAGCCGTACATTACAATTTCATCAATCGCGTGTACTACCCCACCATCCCTAGCGCATACAACCGCCGACATAGGATCGACGTTGAAGTCCATGCCAATATGTAACTCTTCGATTGGGCCTTTGTAGGTCTTTACAGATTCTTCACGGCTGAACGAATAATAAATAATGCCGCTGTAGTTAACGAACTTCGCCTCATATTCCTGCTGAAACGTCCGCTCATCTAGGTCATGCCTAGCCGCCTCAATTTCTTGGGCTTCTACATTACCGCCTTGGATTGTCGTAAATTGAAACGCTTTCCATGATTCATAACCGTCAACGCCCCTCGTCCATAAATCATAGAAATGATTTCGCCCTTTCGGGGTTCCTATAAATAACGCCGAACCCTGTCGGTCTGACAGTGATGGACGCAATACCTCGTACCACGCCTCTGGTCGCATATCGGCAAACTCATCCAACACGCAGAAATCTAAAGCCCTACCCCGTAGACTGTCGGGGTTCTCCGCACCTTTTAGTGAAATTGTTGACCCGTTGCGCAGCGTAACTGTGAGTGATGTTTCGTTTTTTCTCTCGATGTAACCATCAGGTATTGCATCAAGCAGCATCGTCCAGGCTATTTCTTTCGCCGCCTTGTAGGTCGGGGCAACATACCAACAATTTTTGCTTTTGCCGCTTAGTGCAACGCGCAGTAGCTCATAGACACAGAGAAAGGTTTTACCGAATCTTCTACCCGCAACAACCACCCTAAACCGGCAGTCGTTAAAGAATATGTCATCCTGCGGCTTGGTCAGATTCATCGGCTCGCTTTATAACTATGGGCTGCAAGTCTATCGGTGCAGCTTCCGGCTGATCCATTTGGCCTAACCAGTTTTTCCCAAGCCATATTAACTGGGTGTTATCCCCATCCATCGCTTTGGTGTACTGCCTGCGTCTGAGGCTCATTTTGCCCGCTGCGCTCTTTTGTTTGAAATAGTCCGAAAATCCTACTCCATGCTCACGCTTACAGGCTGCATTCAGCGTGTCGTAATCAACCCCCAAGACCGCTGCCTGCTCTTCGCCAGTGCAGTGAATCTCACACATAGTATCGACTTGATCCCAGTCGATTTGCTTTAACGGCCTACCGCCTTGATTCATTTTTTGGTTGCGTCCCTTACGGCCTTACGTTCTGCTTCAGTGTATTTGGCCTTACCCTGACCCTTCTTTGATGCCTTGTTTTTGGCTCTGCTTCCTGCCGCCTTTTCGCCGCTAGATAACTGCTCCCGCGCAGCTTTTGGTAAGTAACGGCTTTTCCCTGGCTCTCCGGTATAATCCCAATCCTGCTTTGTCCATTGTGCAAGGCTGTTATCGCTCGATTTCTTGCCTTTATACTTTCCACCCATATCTTTGTAATACTGCACCGCTAGTTGTGCAGCGCGAGCAGACCACTTACCTCCCATTTTTCGCTTGGCCTTCGCTTTTGCACGTTCCCAAAGCTCTGGGTTGGTTTTTATTGATTCGCTCATTTTAGCTATTGAAACTGGTTTTAGTCCTTGATGGGGTATCGTGCCGCTCCACCATAGCTTCTAAAGCCCTAATTCTGCTAGGCGGTGTAAGATCAGAGTAATAAAAAACCCGCCTGCTTGCTGCTGTATGGGTTGTGCCTGTATGAATCTCGTTATTAGGCATTGTATGAACTTGGCCCGAATAAATCGTGCCATCCTGGTTGAACAATAGTACGCCACGCATCATGCTTTCCCTTTTACTCTTTCATAACCGCGAATGCCCGACATTCCGAGCATACCCAACAGCACCGGATATAGTAGGTCAGATTGTATTTCTGGGACTGGGAACCAAATGCTTAAAAACGGGCTAACCACCACGTTGTAAGCTAGGCCAATCCAACAAACGTGACCAATCATCGGACGCCAACTTCTTTGCAGCCAATTACCACCAGCTTCGGTTTTGTTTAACTCAATTTGAGCAAGGCTTAACTGTTGTGCGTGCTCGTCAGCCATTGTTGCGATCTTATGCGCTAGTTGCGCTTTCTGGTCTTTGTCCTCAATGAACTTATCCAGAATTCCCGTCACAGGGCCAACCAGTTCTTTAACGATACTTATTCCCATAAAATAGCGCTCTTGCTTGTTATGCTCAAAACGAACTCTTTGCCGACCTTTTCAAAGAAATCTCTACAGGTTGCCTTAGAATTGTAAACCATCGGAACAGTTTTTGTAATCTCCCATCCGTTACCTAATCCAATGCACCCGTGCAATTCTTTCGGCCAATTTGCGGGGTGTATCAGGATGTGGCTGCGATCAGGCACGTTGGTTAACTCAACTACTCCTTTGAATCTATTACCGTCAAAAGGTTGGCACTCATAGATTGCTTCAGGTACGCATGATTCCCAGGGCTTGTTATCTAACCACGGGCGCTCCACCGTGTAACAGTGAAACCCGCAATCCGATGTCAGTTCTCCGAATGTACCTTCTTCCAAGTACGCCAGTCGTTCTAGTTTCACAGCTTTCATGTCAGTTCACCTAAAAAATGACATATTTTAACCCCTAAAAATCCTAAAACAAAGGTTTACTTGTGTTTTTCTTTTTGTAACTATCTAGGGGTCGAAGCAATAAAGATAAGCAAATGACCGACACATTCTATCGCGCTACTCAGGCGCTCAAAAAGCTACCAAAGTTATATCAGGGAACAGCTAATCGGGCTGCACCGACAAAACTTACGGATGCGCATATTGCTGAAATTAAGAATCTATATCAGGATGGCAAAAATAAGGCTGAAATCGCCAGATATATGGGGATTGCTGATAGCACTGTTTATAACGCAGTTAGGCGCTTAGAGCGCTCGGGGGCATTATAATGAAATTGCGATACGTTTTGGGGCTTGGGTTGCTTTTCATCTTAATGATGATTTCGTCAACTATGTCGTTCAATGATGAACTGCTAGAGGAAAACCAGTACATCGACAACGTTTGCAAAGGCGTTTGGCCCGACTTCAAAAATTTAACGCCTTCCTGCTCTAACCGGCTCGCTAACCAACCTTAAAACTTGCTCTTCCTCATCTTCAGGGGCTTCTTCGCCTGGATTTGGCCCCTCGATGTCCGCTTGATCTTCACAAATGACCGTGATGACCATTCCTGGCTGCATATCTTCAATCAGTATATTTGCCATAATTCCCTGCTCGCTTTTCGTGATTCGTTTGTAGCTGCTGCTTAAATTCTTCGCGCTCAATCAGTTTAGCAAGATGCCATTGTGCGTTGTGTAAATTTTGGATGTCTTTGGTTTGCGAAAACTTCGCCGTTTCCTTAACCACCGAGGCCTCTAGGTAATCCATCCCATAGGATATGATCAGATCTAAAGGTTCTGTTTCTCTAAACATCAATTTTTCTGATTTCGCCGCTGAACTCATAAACGCCAGGCGCGTGAACCATGACAAATTGCGGCATTAAGAGTATCCCCTGCCGTATTGTTATGACAGCAAATCCGCTGACCCAATTTTTAGGGCTATCCTCAGCATAATCAAATGCAGCCGCGTTTGGCTCTTGCATCGTTCCCAGTTGTATGCCGTATCTTGTGCCGGTGTAGTCAGTGAACGGTTTACATTCTTGTTGATGCGTGTGGCCGGTTATCATACTGGTGCCAGCTTTAAGCACGTTGTTATATCCAGCATGTACGCCGCCATTCCATCGATGTTTGATTACAAGTTTTTGTTTGTCGCCATAATTAACGTGCAAAGACATAAAAATTGACCAGCTTGGAAAAAAATCTTCAAGGCGAGTCCCTGTTAAGCCTCGCAACTCAGGCATTTGACTAGCCAATCGAGATTCAAACCTAGAATCGTGATTGCCAATCGTCCAAATGCGCTTTGCGCTAGGTGCTGCCTTCTCTATTTCTTCTAACCGTAGCTGCACGGTTTCCATTTCATCTACGAAGTTTGGTATATATTCCCAGCCCCTCGGCGGGTGTCGGCTGATGCTCGCTCCGTCGATCATATCCCCATTCAGCACGACAAAATCGGGCTGCAACTCTTTTGTTAGCTCCAAAAACGCTAAATGCGCCGTTGAAACCGTGTTCGGTTGATAATGCGCGTCAGAGCCGATAATCATAACGATGTCATCAGCTTCGATTTCTTTCCTAACGTGTTGCGCAGGCTTGTTATTTTCAATGTGTCTTGGGTTTTCTAAAGGCCCAAACTTTTTCTCCAACAAGCGACGCTTTCTATAGACATGCCTTAAATCTAAATCGTACTTACGGGATAACCCCGAAGCACCTATCTTTTTGAATTCTGCCACCCATTCTTCATGACTTAGACCTGACCGATCCTGATACTGCTGCACTGCTCTGCCTCATATAGTGATTTGTGACGTGCGCCCAAATGAGTCCCTTCCAGCCTTCACGGTATTCTTCTTCGATGTGATCTTTTTCTTGTTCCCAGACCTGTTTTGCAGCTTCATTCATCGCCTTGATCATCTTGGCGGCTATTTGACGCGGCTTCACAGTATGCAATCAAAACATTTTGACTGCCCCATCCCTGTAAATTTCGGAAACTTGGCGCGAGCCTTCCGAGTCCTACAGTGCGAGCAAAAGAGCAATTCAATCGGCTTATACCCTTCTGCTCGGATGATTTTACCCCCATTTTCAGTAAATTTCTCAACGTCTTGTTGCAACCTTCTCCGTGTTGCTTCGCGTTTTGAATTGAAAGAATCTCTCAACTTATCCGCCCCTCGTGATATTTAATAAGTTTGGTGAATTCTTTAATCATATCGCGATAATCTGCGGCATACAGCTTTTTCGGCTTACGTTGAGTTTCCAGCATGTGCTGAACGAAGTCTTTGCCATAATAGTCGATCATCCAGATCGTATAAGCCTGAGCCGCTGCGCCGTGTTTCATTCCCCAGTTATTACATGCCTTGCACTGCGGGTGTACGTTTTCAACTTCTAATGCCCAGTAGCTAGATTTGCCCTTTGGGATGAAGTGGCCGCCATCCATTTCTTTGTAATGTTTCGTGATCCCACAAGTAACGCAGTCTACATAGCCGTGATCGTTTGCTGCCGCAATTCTTGCTAAAAGTTGCAGCTTTTTCATCGCTTTGGCGCGTAGCGTTTCTGGCACTAGCGAATGCCTCGCAGATTAGCTTGACGTGTCCGCTCGGCCTCGAAATACTTGTTGCCTAACTCAATCTGCATTTTCACCTTTTGCGCTGCAATGTTTTTGTACTGCACATCGAGATACATCTCGCGCCATTCACTCTTCGCTCTAACTTCTTGCTGCGCTTTGGCTGCGCTCATCCCGCTGTCCATCATCGCTTTGGTTGCTGTTGCTTCTTGACTTTTAAGTCTTGCGTCCGCTTCTGCCGCTTCGCTTTGCGCTGCATCCCACTCCTCGATTCTAGTGCTTAGCTTATCAAGAATTCTATCAAGCTGGTCAATTTCCCTAGTCATCTGCGCCCCCTGCTTTTCGCATATTTAATTTGCTGGTATTTGTCGTAACCGATTGTTGCTTCCGATGGCTGCAAAGGCGGTAAATTAAGCCAGGAATATGGCGCTTTGTAATCGTACTTTGCCAAAGTTCTAAAATATGCGACACCAGGTTTTCTGTTCCGCAAAACGCATAACCCCAACATTTCACGATAAAAGTTTCTGATTTCGTCAATATCAATGCGGTTCTTCGCGGTGTAGGAAACCAATTCGCCATCGGCAACGTCGATGTCTTTGCCTTTTCTTTCAGGTAATTCCCAGTCACATTTAGGGCATTGTCGAGCGCGTTCAAAAATATAACCGCAGCCTTCGCAAACGATCCCGTTTTTATCTTCAGTTTTTTTCTTAAGCCTTTCTTCGCCGATTCTGTCATATACATTACCAGTTGGTTCTAAACTCCAAAGCACTTCATCACTAGCAAAACCTAGTCTGACGACATTCCCAGCGTGATCTATGATTAGGCAATTTTCCTTACCATCGGCTGTTCGCAAACCCCTGCCTAGCATCTGCAAGTGCAAAATGATTGACTGGGTTGGTCGGGCTAAAACTACGCAATCCATTTGCGGTAAATCGAAACCATAGGTTGCCACCATACAGTTGGTCAATACCTGGGTTTCGCCAGACCGGAACCTGTCAAAAATCGCTTTCCGCTGGTTAATGTCGGTCGTACCGTCAACGTGTTCGGCGTTTATTCCCTGACTTACAAAACGATCTCGAACTAGAATGCTGTGCTTTACACCGGCACAAAATACAACTGTGCGCCTACCCCCAGCCAGCTTCAACCAGTGCTCAACGATGTCCCCGACAATGCGTTGTTGCGACATTCGTTCCTGTAGTTGCGTTTCGTTAAAATCGTGCTTTTTGCGGTCAAAAGCGATGCCGTCTAAGTCAACCTGTGTCGGCGCATAATACTCAGCCCTTGATAGATGGCCCATATTCATAAGCTCCGAGACCATCGGAGCCTGTACCATTACAGAGTAAGCCTCACCTAGCCCCCTACCATCACCCCGCGCTGGTGTCGCTGTAAGCCCCAGAATATGCGTTCCTTTCTCTTTGTAGTGGTTGATTAATTTTAGCCAAGTCGGGCTGAGTGATAAGTGGCATTCATCTACAACCAACAGTGCAGCTTCTGGAAATTCAATTCTGCAACTCTTTGTCCTAGCGTGAAGTGTATCTTTTGAGGCTATCTGCAATGGGCATCCTAGAGTCCAATGGGTCATATCCTCGCCAGCCATTATGATTCCGTAATCGTTGCCGAAGTCGTAACCGAGTGCGTCAAACTTATCGGCAGTTTGGTCAACTAGCTCACGCCTGGGTAACAGAAACAAAACCCGCTGATTCTTTTGAAGGTAGTAATCAGCAACAGCCGCAGCCATCACCGTTTTGCCTGATCCCGTGGGCGCTTGTAAGATTACCGCGTCATTCCTCGACAACTCTGCTAGCGATTCCACAACGGCTTTGCTTTGATATTCTCTTAATCTCATGCGCCGATCTTGGCAAATAGCTTGGCCTTAGTCAACTATCGGTTTACCTATTAGAGCAAAAAAATGGCCTGTTCCAAAAAGCCATAGTGACCGCAGGGTGCGTAGGGTGTCCTATCACCTGAGGAGTTTGTCAGTTGAGGCTATATTTTCATCCGACCATTTCGCGGTATATGCAAGCTGGCCCATACTCGTCCTACCCCTTGGGGTCACGACACCTTTAACGGATGTTCAATTTCGCGCTGCACCAAAAGCGCGTAGCTTCTCAACGTTTGTCATCAGATTTGTTTCGCCCAACGGTTCAATACTGACTAGACCGCGCCCATAAGGGTTTCTGCCGCTTTCGCGGGGCTTAGAAAAGGTAAGCAACCGACCCCCTGGGAAGCGGGGAGAGGGAGGTGGGGATCGGCGCTTATGAATAGAATACATCGGGGCGAATTTCTTGTCTTGTGACATTCCCGTTGGTCAAACGCTCAATCTCAACCACCCTGGTCGCAGGTATTTGCGTGCGCTTCCACTTTGAGATTGCTTGCGGCTGCACACCTAAATGCTTGGCTAGGTCGCGCTGCGTCCCGACATATTTTTTAATCTTGTTAAAAATTTCCTGATCCATAACACGATAGTAATTCAGCGAAATGCAAAAATAAACCTTTATTTTCCTAAACAACGGGTTTATGATTTTTTTGTCGGTTGGGAAGCCGACCAAGAGTAAAACGAAGACAGGGGAAACCTATGATTTGCAGATCCGATGAGGACCGCGTAAACCCACGCGCACCGTTCAATGAATCAGACCTCAATGACGATGACCGAGATTTTGAGGTTGTGGTTTTCGGCGAGGATGAATACTTTGCTTTCGGTGTCAAACAACTTGACCACCTAGTCGGCGAGTTTTTAAGGCCGCGCAATATTTGGTCATACAGCGAACTTGATCTCAACCACGATAGATTCGCACACATTTGCGACCAAGATGGGGAAATTGTTGGCACCATCAAAGAGGTGACGCCATGAAAGTAAAAGAAAACCTAACAAAGTTTTCAGAAGTATTCGATGAATTAGAAAGCACAATCGAGCAATCACCATTACCTAAATTTACTGAGGCCAACATGACCAAAAACCCAGAATTGATTTCGTGGGAACTAAAACGCCCTTGGCCGACCAATCAAGTCAAAGAGCGTAAAGGCCCAGGCGGCAAGATGCTCTCTTATGTCGATGCGCGTCAGGTCATGGCTAGGCTCGATGCTGTAGTTGGCCCAGACGGTTGGCAGTCACATTACTCAGAAATCGGCGGGAACTGCTGCTGTACTTTATCAATCAAGATGGGTGATCAGTGGATAGCTAAATCTGACGGCGCTGGCGAAACCAGCATTGAAGGTGAAAAAGGTCAATTCAGTGACGCATTCAAACGCGCAGCGGTATCTTTTGGCGTTGCTCGCTATCTGTATCGTGATGGGCCACTGCTATCTCCCGAACAATACGAACAAAAAATACCTAAACCAAATTCGTAAAACGGAAATTAAAATGGAAAAACAATTTGTTGATGGCTTAAGAGCATACAAGCCCAACGAGAAATCACCCGAATTCATAAAAGCTAACGTGGTGATTCACACTGCAGACCTAATTAAATGGCTACAAAATCAGCCCGAAAAAATTAAACTCGATATGAAGGAAAGCCAGAAAGGGTCGTTGTATTTCGAGGTCAATACCTGGAAACCAAAGACTGAACCGTTGGTGCCACCTCAATCCATGCCGACTAAAGAAGAATTATTAGACGATGTGCCGTTTTGACTAACTCAGAGAAAATCTCAATCGACCAACGTTATGTTGAGATAGTTTTTCCTCGCCGATGGGGAGAGCTTGACGCTGTAGATAAGATTGCTGAGCTAATGAAAGCAAAAGGCCGAATTTTGGCAATCATTAACAATATCGAAATTGATGAGATGTATGAACGACACGACCGTAAGTGAAGAGGATCTCTATGGTGCTACGGTGTCCGATGATCGGCAAACTGTTCCGTTGGAATTCTTTGTCGATTATTTGGACGCTGTGAAGCGCAATTGGGATTCGATAGCAGATTTTAAGTTAGCGTGTTTGGAAGAAAACAAAGAAGCCGCTCGCGGTGCGCTTGGTGACATTCCGCAATCTGATGAACTGTTGCTGTGGCGAGCACCTACCAAAGGCTCAGTTTTTACAACCAAAGAACGTGGATTCTTAAAGTCCTAGTCGCGGACTAATATAGCCTCGATGAATATGGCGATTTCGTTGCTTGACGCGCTAGATTTGGCCTCGAAATGAAAGTCGGTTTTTTCCGCAATCTTGAATGGCACTTGTCGGTCATAGCTAACCTGGGAATCCGAAAACGTAGCCTCGGCAACCTTTAAGGTTCTGCCCGCACTGTTAGTGACAACATTTCTAATAACCAAATACTGACTACCGTTCGCCGTTGCGGAGTTACAGTCAATGCGGAATAGGTACAGGCTATGCCCAGCGGGTACGGTGTAAACCGATGATTGCGTTGTTCCTAGTGTCGCCTCTATGTAAGCGTAGGTTACGCTGTTGTTTGTGATTGAGATATTGCCGGTTGCATTACCGTTCAAGATGATTGCGCTATTGATGCGATAAAATAACGTGCTACCAGCAACAGCGGTTGTTCCATCGGATGCGTCAGTTGTTATTGTTTCAGTAACCTCGGCATAGTTTGCATCGAGGCCCGTAATCTTAACCTGCAACCCAGTATCGCCAGACGCACTACTTGCCACTGACATTGCAACGGCAGAAGATGGATAGGCGTATAAACCCCCGTTATTCCAGATCGTTTCAAAAGATGTCCCTACGGCTCGGTTAAACCCAAATATGTTAACCGCAGTAGTGTCCCAAATGTTGCCTTTAGCGACATCAAATAGAAACTCAGTCGTTGGCCTCGTCGGATTGTACTGATACATCCATAACCTCTTTAATTTTGCCAGCGTGATGGATTATTGCCGCTTGCAGTTCTTCGTATTCTACCATCAACGCGCTAATGCGACGCCGCAAGTCTTGGATTCTTTCAACCCTGCCTCGCGCTTCTTCCGTCAGTTCTTCTTCTGTGTACTCAACATCATCAATAGTAATCATTAGGTTCCCCAAATTAAGGTAGGTTGATGTTATCAACTTTTGTTTTAATTATCGACTGGAACATCAGGTAAATCGTGAAATATGATTTCCGTGCCAGCTTGTTTTGACGTGATTATTTTGGGCATACACAACAGGCTGAACCGATTAGTTTTTGGGTGTATATACGGGAAGTCGTCGCCAGACTGCCGCTCAATCGCAACCTTGTGCTTCGAGCATTGGCTAAGCGTTCTAAAATGCACCTTAAAGTCGGGATCTTGTACGCCACCGACGTACATGATCAAAACGTAAATAAGCAACTCTGGCACTAGATTTCTCGCTTCTTAGTGATTAGCTGAGTCTTTTTAGCTTCAGGCGCTTGCAGCGTCCACGTTAAAAGTTCGATGCGTTGGTTTACCGCACCAGCTAGATACCGGTGAAGTGTGTTTTGCACATAAACAGTTGCGCCGTAACTACAGGTCTGCTGGGCGTCCGTCAGCCATCTAATCGCAGCATCTCTACGCGCTTGACCGTGCAATGTTTTCAGCATTCTCCATCGTCTTAAATCGCACTTTAATGTGGGGTCAAAGAACGGGAATGGGTCTAGTTCTGATTCTTCAACAGTGCTTGAACCAAGATGCTGATTTGCTCGTTGGTTTTCGCGCTGATTGCTTCCTGCTTCTCTAGGCTTTCCACAATCGCTTGAATCTTCGCATCCGTTACGGCTATTGCTTGGCCGTTCTGCTGACTCTTTTTTGCAGCTTCCTCAGCAATAGCCTGGATTCTTTCCCGCTGCTCTGTCGCGTGCGCTGTGTTGGCTTGTAAAACACCCCAAGCGACTGCTACAGAAATGGCAAAACCCGCTAATGGCAACAAATAAGTTGGTATCTTGATTGACTCGGACATAATAACCTCAAATTATATGTGATGTGATTACAGTGGCGACTCCCGCCAAGGTTGTCGTGATTACTAGCCATGCCAGCTTTTCCCATCTGGCTGCGTGCGCATCCGTTGCTGCTCGGAGTTGTTTTAACTCGACCACTGCTTCACCCCATCGTTCACCGCACTCTTTCTCATGCGCTGCGATCCGCTCTAAGGCGTCTAGGGCTAGGTTGCGCTCGTGCTCCGTCATTTCATTAGCTCCAGGGTACGCCTGACGCGCTAACTGGGTTCTTGCTCATTTCAATCTGATTAGCCACTGAAGTTTCGTATGCTTCTACCTGCTCAGCGCCAAGGGCTACTTTAGCCCACGCAATAACATCCACTTCGGTTAGGTCTTCATAAGGTACAAACATATCTTCATCAGGTGCCGCAAGTCCTACAGTGCCGTAGCAACGGCCTGAGTGCGTTACGTCCCCGACTGTCTCGCTGTCTGTAACTTGCCAGTGCAAGGTCGTTATAACGTCGCTTAAATCGCCGTCAGTTAAAGTTCGTTCCATTGTTGAAACTGTCCATGTTGCTGTCATTTTATTCTCCTTAAATTGCTGAAATGATGAACGCTAAAAGTTCTGAATAGCGCACACCAAGCCGTGTACGTTCTTCGCCTGTTTCTTCGTCAGTCCATGTGCTTGAAATAAACATTGCATAGCGTCCAGCGTCTAAGCCTTCGGCTGTGAATGCGTCTTGTAGGTCTTGTGCAATGATTCCAAAATGGATACGGGCATCGTCGCCCTTTTCTTCTACAGCAGACTTCCAACGGAACTTGCGTAGTAGTCCCTTAGCAGCAACAGCTACGCGCTGCTCTGCGTCGGATAGTGCTTCAATGTCTTGCTTTTCGTTGCGGTCAGAAGTTTGAATAGTCCCGTTGGTGGCGTAGATGTCATCAAAGCGAAAACTAATATCTCCCAAATCAACAGCATTATCAACGATTGTTCCTGAGTTATTTGTTGGTAATATTTGGCCGCTGCCAAAACGTAACCCATGATGACTTGCTGTTGTGGAATATATAGCTATATCACCGCTAATAACACCAATACTACCGACTGATGCGCCTGACTTATAAAAGTTTGCAATGTTGCCGTCGTTGCCTGTGCGGTTAATGTCTAACGGACTTGCGTTGTAATTTGCCGCAGATATAAAGCCGTCTGCTAATAAAGCAATCCCCTTGTCTGCCGAAGAATTGAGGCCGTTGTTATACGGCGTTGTGTCAGAAGTCCCAACCAACACGTTGCCGCTGTTGTCGATTGTCATCGCAGTTGCCCAGGTTATAGCTGAGTCTGCGGTTCCAGAAGGAGCGTATAACCAACGATGAGTGCCGTCATACTGGCTGTAGTGCGTTGCTTTGCGTGTGGTGGCATATTTCCACGCGCCATCGTAATAACCGTTCTGAACGACAATTACTTCGTCTGCGGCGTTGCCCCAAAGAGCGTTACCATCAAAACCAAGTTCAAGCGCCTTTCCCACGGCCCAATTATGTGGCGTCAATCCGATGCCCACGTTGCCTTCGCTATGCAATACCAGTTGGTTACTATTTGCAGAGCCGCCATTGAGCGCCCGTAGCTGAAGGTCTACATCATTTGCCCCATTTGAAACTGCAGTGATAAAGCCAGTGGAACTAGCTGCATGAATCATCACTCCTTGAGCCGCGCCATAAGCATTCGTTCCAGTGGCGTGATCACCGTCGAACACTGCTGCGCCGCTAACAGATAATTTTTCTTTTGCGTCGCTAGTCCCGATGCCCACGTTTTGGCTTAAATCAATGGTCATCGCAAGCTGATTTACGGTCTTGAAATACATGGGCATTCCACTGCCCCTGCCGTTCAATACATAACCTTCAGCGTCATCA